ACGAAGAAATCATGCGGGCATTATCAGAGCGTCATTATTTCGTGGCTCAAGATGATAATGATAGATTCTGCAAAATCTGTGACAAATACATAACCGATGTTGGTCATCACCAAACACCAGCATCATGCAAACATCAGGCAATGTGAGGACAGGGTAATGAAATATTTTACAGTTGAGTTTCCAGATGGCGAGACTTGGGGTGTTCCGATTTCTTATATCGTTGGAGCTTATAGCGCTCATAAGAATCATTATGGTGAGTTTGTGTTACTTGAAGAAGTTGAAAAGCACCTGATGGACAATCCAGAAGATATGGCCGCTTTTGTTCAGGAGGAATTAACGTGGCGGAATATTCAAAACAATGCAGTAAAACTTTATACACGCGCTCGCAATTTCGCAGAGGAATGGAGCAATGGAAAATGGGAGATATTTGACGATGAGTAACGTAATAAGTAATTGTTGCAGCGCAAATCCAACATGCCAAGACGACATAGAGCGCGATCAATGCCCTAAATGTTTTGAGCATTGCGACTGGATACCGGATGATGATGATAAGGGTGATTATCTGTATGAGTGCAAAAAAGACAACGACAAACTAAACGACAGGTGAAATATGAATGATCAAGCAGAGAGTAAAACGCATTTTAGAAAAGCCTTTAATTCGCCATATCTTAGCAGCGCGGATATAGTTGAGCCGGTTGTATTAACTATAGCCAGTGTAACGCTGTCAGGTGATGCGACCAAGAAAACCAAGGATTTGTTTAATACAGCTCACTTTGTTGAGAGAGAAATCAGGCAAGGCGAGAAATTAAAGCCAATGATCTTGAATGCTACCAACTCAAGAACCATGAAAGATTTAACGGGTAGTCCGTTTATTGACGATTGGGCTGGCTGTAAAGTCACTATCTACGTAGATAATCACGTTCGCATGATGGGTGAGACCGTAGATGGCCTTAGAATTAGCCCAGTACCACCACAAGGCCGAAAAGAGCTATTGCCTAATACTCCGGCATGGGATAACGCAATTATTGCTTATAAGCGCGATGGCAATCTTGATGCGGTTAAAAAGCGGGTTGATGTATCAGCAGAAAACGAAAAAGCATTGATTGAGCAAGCAAATGCAGTTTCATGATATAGAGCAAAATACAGATGAGTGGCTTGATATGCGTATCGGCAAGATAGGTGGCTCAAGTTGCTCTAAGGTAATGGCTAATTATGGTAAAGCGTTCGGCGATCCAGCAAAGCAAATGGCTGTCAATATAGCTGTTGAGCAATTAACTGGTAAGCGATCAAACGTAACCAGCTACAAAAACGCAGACATGCTGCGAGGCCATGAACAAGAGCCAATAGCCAGAGCTTTATATGAAGATCAGTATTTTGTTGATGTTACAAACGGCGGGTTTTTTGATTGCGGTAATTGCGGCTGCTCTCCTGATGGATTGGTTAATGATGATGGATTGATAGAGATAAAATCAGTTATATCGCATGTTCATTATGCCAATATCAAGAGGGGCGGCGTTGATCCGGCTTACAAATGGCAAATTTACTTCAATCTGCTAAAGACAGAGAGAGAATGGATTGATTTTGTGAGTTATTGTGCGGATTTTCCACCGGATAAGCAGCTTTATATTCACAGGATTAATAAATCAGATTGTGAAAATGAGTTTAAAATGATAACCGAAAGAGAAGAAAAATTCTTTTTATTGGTTGATGAGATTAAGCAAACCATAAGGAGCTAACCAAACATCCGACGGCAAGCGGTATATCTTGCCACCCTGTCGAGAGCTTAGGCTCTCTTGTGTTGAGGTCGGTATCTCCTACCGGCCTCCTTTTTGATTTGTCCGTGTTGTGTCCATTTGTCACAACACTGTAAAACCGTTAAAATAGCCATAACGCTAAGGGGTTTATATATGAATGATAAGCTGAAAGAAAGCATTGAACGATTTGAAGCAACACCTCCTTTTGATCCGTTCACATTTAGCGCAAAGCATCCAGAAAGAGCCACCAAAGACTATGATAGCGAGTTAGCTAAAAAGTCAGAGCCAGATTATGATAAACTACGCTTTGACACCTTTAACGAGCTAATGACCCAATGACCGATGGCACATTCACGCAAGATCAGGTAAAACACCTCATAGATATCGAAGGCATTAAAACCAAGATCAATTTTATTGTTGAAAACCTTGCAAAGCTATCTCTTTCATTTGAAACCCACGCAGAAAAGGCGGAAAAGGAAATGGATGGTTTATTTGAAGAAATAAGAAAAGGTGAAAAAGATTTAATGGAATGCAGGGCAGAGCTAAGGGATGAGGTATATAATAATTTTGTCCAAAAGAAAGAGCTTAGAATCTGGCTGGCCATCGCTATATTTTGCGTAAGCGCAGCAACCGGCGTTATTCAATGGGTTGTCAGTAATTCAGACCATAAAAGCGAGATCATAGCTGAGCAGATAGCTGAAATATTGAAAGATCACAACAGCAAAGGGAGTCATATACCATGAAAGAATTAATTATGTATGCATTAGGCGGATTTTATCTATTGATGACAACACTGGTTTTCTATTTAGCCGTTATGAATTTAAAACGAAATCGAGGCAAGATCACTAAGACCGGCTGGTTTTTTATGGCCCCTATCGTTGTTGTGGGTGTATTGGTTGATGTAGCGCTTAATATTTTGGTTGGTACGGTCATATTTTTAGAGCCTCCAAAAGAATGGGTTTATACAGACAGGCTGCAAAGACATTTAGCTGAAAGCTCAGGATGGCGATTAAGGCGAGCCGCATGGTTTTGTGAGCATATACTTGACCCATTCGACCCATCAGGCAAACATTGTTGAAAAGCTGATATAATAAGCGCAATACTTAATCTACGGATAAACAAATGTTCCATGTATATGTAATAGCAACCGGCGAATTAATCAGCTCAACCTCTATCGAGCCGATTGGCCTTGATGCTTCGATGGGCTATCAGTCCTATATTGATGGCTATGAACATGGCAAGATTTGGAATGCTGGCACATTAGATTTTGACTTGGTTCCAAACAGGGCTATCTCTAAAACAATCTTTATCAATCGTTTCTCACAAGCTGAATTAAAAGAAATGTTTGGCTTCAAGATCGGGGCGGATTACACCTTGACCCAACAAAAGAACATATCCAGCTTTATGCGCTTCTTAGACTTTCTCGATGATATTGATCTTGATAACACAATGATTCAAAACGGTGTTAATTACCTTGAGACTATCGGCATATTACAGGCAGGCGGTGCGGCTCTGGTGTTAGCTGATGGCTGATTTTAGTACACAAGGGGGTCTACAAGTTGCTGAATCAGCAGGCATAGTCAGCGCCGATACTGGTGGTACAGCAATAACAGCCAATGCTACGGCTAACACGAAAGGCAGTTATACAGAGCTTATCGCTTCGACGAGCTACCATACGTCTTTTGTAATGGTTACTATCATTTATCCAGCAGACGCAACAGCAGGCGATTATTTGGTTGATATTGCTATTGGTGCGGCAAGCTCAGAAGTCGTGATTATTCCCAACCTGTTATTCACGAAAGCAGGCACATCAACAACAAATATTTCAAGGCAACAAACCTATCATTACAGCTTCCCGATAGAAATTGCATCAGGCACTAGAATATCGGCGCGATGTCAATGTACAACAGGCTCAGAAGCTATTGATGTATCCATGCAGTTATTTGGTCAATCATTAATGCCATCATCAGCAGGTTCAAGAGTTGTTGCTGTGGGCGCAACCACAGCAGATAGTGGTGGAACTCAGGTGACAGCAGGAACAAGTAATTCAAAAGGTAGCTACACGCAATTAACCGCATCAAGCGATCATATCAAAGGCTTTGTCTTAGCGATGGGCTGGCGAAATATTGATTTTGCGGCAAATATACGATTACAAATAGACGTTGCCATCGGATCAGCAGCATCCGAAAAGATAATCTTACCTGACTGGATGCTTATGCTTAATGAGGCTGAAATGATAAACAATCCTACATCACCATTTATACCGCTAGAAATTCCTTTAGGCTCAAGGGTATCAATTCGAGTACAGCAAAACAGCACTAACAGTCGCGGTAATATCGATTACATAATTTACGGAGTGGTTTAATGGCAACATCAACAGCGGAAGGCTCGCAAACAGCCGTAATAACAACAGAGCATACATTATCAACAGTAACAACAGCGGGGACGTATGTTTTAACCGTTGATTTGTCTAATCTGGCTGACGGTGATGAATTAGAATTAAGGGCCAAGGTAAAAGTTCGCTCCACTGGTACTACAAGACAAGCGTATATTGGTAATTATGCACATGCCCAAACCAATCTAGTAGCTATTAGCATCCCTGTTCCGACTGTTTCAGAGTGCGTATTTACACTTAAACAAACAGCAGGTACAGGCCGCGCGTTTGCTTGGGAAGTGGTTGGCATCTAATGTCTTTAAGGCATACGGCATTATATGTAGGCGCGGCCACTGGCGATGTAAGCGTAAGCGCAACAACTGACGCGCTCACGCTCACAGAGTATCAGGCAAGCATTAGTTTTGATGTAGGCATTAATGCAACAACCGACACACTAACATTAACAGAATATGCCTCCTCTATTTCTTTAGATGTCGATGTATCAGCAAGCGCTCACGCGCTATCTCTTACTAATTACCAAGCAGCGGTTTCACTAGATATAAATATACCTGCAACGGTTGACGCTTTAACGCTCACAACTTATCAGGCGACCATATCAACAACAGCCGATACAGAGATAAGCGCAGGCGTTGATAATCTAACGCTTACTGAATATCAGGCTAATGTATCTCTTGACGTAAACATCAATGCGTCTTTGGATGCGCTTACATTGACAAGTTATGGCGCTGATATAACTTTAGGGGTCAATGTTGCTGCAAATACAGACGCATTAACACTTACGGCTTATAGTGCTACAATAGAGCATGATATAAACGTGCTGGCGGCTGTTGATGCATTATCATTAACGACATATCAAGCCACTATCACAGGCGGCGCTCTTGTTATACCGACAGCAGAAGGGCTTGAATATACGTTGACAGCAAATAGATTAAACTATGATTTCAACGAGAATTTAACGCATTATGGATTCGATACAAATCGAGTTCATTATGATTTTGAAGATGAGGATTTATAATGGCTACAGGTGATGTAACAGTTTTTGACGAAGCGAAAGCAAAGATGATCGCGGGAGACTGGGCTACAACAGACGTTTTCTATCTTGCTATTTGTGATAACACAACAGTTCCAGCAGCATCGACAGCAACGCCTGTATTCGGTGATTTCACCGAAGTCGGGGCGGCTGGTAGTTACACGGCCAATGGTACGAGTCTGGGCGCGTTGTCCACGCTGGTATCAGAGGCGGCGGGAGTGATGACATTTGATAGTGGAACAAACCCGACATGGGCGCAAAACGCTTCTAATGATGTAGATGCTTACTGGGGGATTATTTATAATTTCACGGACGCTGGGAAAGATGCGTTGGCCTTTGTTGAATTAGGCGGGCCGGTTGATATGTCAGCAGTCGCTTTAACGGTAACATGGAATGCGTCTGGCATTTATACAATTACCTAATTGGTGAATCATGAGTAAAGCCCTACAGGCACAAGAAAAGACAGCCGGTGAAGAAAGGCTTATATCTGTTAGATTCAGTGAATTACTGGATGACGGCGAGCTATTAACCGGAACGCCATCTATCTTGGAGCTGGTAAGCTCGGATTTAACGATCACTAGCAAAGTAGTATCAACAGCTATTAAGACAATAAACGGCGTTTCTACACCCATAGGCGAGGCGACACAATGCTTGGTAACAGGCGGAGCAGCCGGAACGACTTATGATATACAAATCATTGCGGTAACAGATGCAACACCAGCTCAGACTTTGTACGGAAACATTAAATTAAAGGTAATCGCTAACACGGGATAACATGGTAAAAGTATATGATTTCATGGCATATAAAAAAGAGCGTGATTTAGTCGCTTTAGAGGCTGAATGCGCCGAATTAAAGAGCCAAAGAATTATCTATGTTAGTAATATTATTAATAATGACGACGGTTTAAACGCACAAATAGAGTTTGAACTAATACCAGATGACGAGATTTAACAAAGCACCACTTAGGGGGTGATCTAAATCTGTTTTACCGGAGCTTTACCCGACAAACAGGCAAAGGATTGCCGCTTAATAATTTAATAACTTTAGTCTGTGACTAAGGAGGCATAGCCGGTGGCTAAAGCAGGACAACCAACAAAGTATAATCAGAAAGTTCTAAAAACAGCTCAAGACTATGTAAAAAACTATGCGGATTATGAAGACATAGTGCCTAGCGTTGTAGGCTTGGCCGTGGCTTTAGACGTATCAAAGCAGACGCTTTATAATTGGGCAAACCTTCCAGAAAATGCACAATTCTTAGACACGTTAGAAAAAATTAGCTCAAATCAAGAGAGAAGATTGCTTAATGGTGGCCTATCAAAGTCCTTTGACGCGGGCATTACTAAGCTAATGTTATACAACCACGGATACACAGGGCAGCCAAAAGAGCCGGATGATGATGACGAAGCGCCACCGCTAACCATTAGTTTTGATGTGAAAGAGGCGAAGGCTGAAATAAAAGTGACGAATGCCAAGCCTTAACGCGCCTCAAGACATATTTATAAATAAGCTCAATACGAAATACAGGGCGTTTATCGGCGGGTTTGGTAGTTCTAAAACATTCAGCGGTTGTTTAGATTTAGTTATATTTGCAAGTAAGCACCCAAAGACAAGGCAAGGTTATTTCGCGCCCACCTATTCAGATATAAAAGATATATTCTTTCCTACCATTGAAGAGGCCGCGGCTTTGATGGGCTTTACTACTGATATAAAAGTCGGTAATAAAGAGGTGCATCTATACAGAGGCCGATTGTATTACGGCACTATTATTTGTCGTTCGATGGATAATCCAGCATCTATAGTAGGCTTTAAGGTAGCAAGAGCGTTAGTCGATGAAATAGATATTTTACCAAAGGACAAAGCAAATCTAGCATGGAATAAGATAGTCGCTCGACTCAGGCTTAAGATTGATGGTGTCGAAAACGGGATTAGTGTTACTACTACACCAGAAGGCTTTAAGTTTGTTTATTCTAAGTTTGCAGAAGACCCAACCGCTTCATATTCAATGGTGCAAGCATCGACTTATGAGAATGAAGAATATCTGCCAGATGATTATATTGATACCCTGATAGAGACTTACCCCAAAGAACTGATAAACGCTTATATCATGGGCGAGTTTGTCAATCTCACATCAGGCACGGTTTATAATTCCTATAACCGAATCACTCACAGATCAAAAGAAACGATACAAGAAAAAGAGCCACTACGCATAGGTATGGACTTTAATGTAACAAATATGTCAGCCGTTGTTTATGTAATGCGCGATAAAGTATGGCACGCAGTCGATGAATTGAAAGGCATTTATGATACACCTGCAATGGTTCAAACCATTAAGGAAAAATACAAAGAGCATAATATTAGAGTTTATCCTGATGCGTCTGGAAAGAGCAGGAAAACGGTTGACGCTTCCACTTCTGATATCGCTTTATTAGAGCAAGCCGGTTTTCTAGTTTATGCTAATAAATCAAATCCGCTGGTTAAAGATAGGGTAATAAGTACAAATCAGGCGTTTTCTAGCGGTTTACTGCTCATTAATGATACAATGTGTCCTGAGTATTCGCGTTGCATGGAACAGTTGGCCTACGACAAAAACGGGGAGCCGGATAAAAACTCTAATATAGATCACTTACCTGACGCGGGGACTTATCCGATAGCTTTTGAGCTTCCAATAGTTAAGCCGGTGGCTAACTTGAATGTAAAATTTGCGAGATAAAAAATGCCGGTAAATCATACGCATCCAGATTACAACAAATTCCTACCACGCTGGAAAATGACCAGAGATTGTGTCGAAGGTTCAGCAGAGGTTAAAAAAGGCTCGACAAGTTACTTGCCTAAGCCAAATCCAGATGACACAAGCACAGAAAACTCAGACAGATATAAAGATTATTTAGTTAGAGCTAGTTTCGTTGGTTTCACTTCAAGCACTCTGGACGGGATGGTTGGCATGGTTTTCAGAAAGCCGATGTCTGTTGAGTTGCAAACGCCTATCGAATATCTAGAAGATGACGCAACGGGTGGCGGTATCACACTTGACCAAATGACGCGCGGGATCATCGGTGAGGTATTGCTGACAGCTCGAAACGGATTGTTAGTTGATTTTCCAACAACGCCAGAAGGCCAAACAAAAGCACAAACAGATGGATTAAAAGCAAATATCCTATGCTATCAGGCAGAGAGTATTATCAACTGGCAAACGACTGTTATTAATGGCGCCAAGAAATTATCCTTAGTTGTATTGGCTGAAAAGAATGATGTTTTATCTGATGACGGTTTTAGTTATGAGAGCAAAGACCAATATCGGGTATTAAGATTAAAAGACGGCGTTTATATTCAAGAAATCTGGAATGATAAGAATGAAATGATTTCAGCCAATGAGCCGCGAAAATCTAACGGTTCAAAGTGGTCAGAAATTCCTTTTATTTTTGTTGGTGCGCGAAATAATGATGAGATCGTAGATAAAGCGCCTTTGTATGATATAGCTGATATTAATATTAGTCATTATCGAAATAGTGCGGACTTTGAAGAAAGTAGTTTTCAGGTTGGACAACCAACGCCAGTTATTTCGGGTCTAAGTCAATCATGGGTTGATGAGGTAATGAAAGACGGTGTTATTCTTGGCTCAAGACGCGCTATATTATTACCAGAGGGAGGCAGCGCTACATTGTTACAATCAGGCGAAAACTTAGCGCCAGAGCGCGGCATGGAAATGAAAGAGCAGCAAATGATAAAGATTGGCGCTCGTATCATTCAAGATTCAACCGGACAAGAAACAGCAGAGGCCGCAAAGATTCGTTTCGCTGGTCAGAATAGTAAATTAGGCGTTATTGTTGGAAATGTTGAATCGGCCTTGTTGCAGTGCTTTGAATGGGTTGGCATGTTCATGAAAGGCGAAGGCGAAAACCTTATTGATATCAATAAAGACTTTTACGAGCGCGTAATTGATCCTCAGATGGTTATCGCTTCAATTCAATTGCTGGATAGAGGTGTTATTGCTAAACCTGATCTACAGGACAATCTAAGAGCGGGCGGATTAATCAAACAAGACCGCAGTAATGAAGATATAGATAACGAGGCCGAAACTGCCGATATCATGGTATGAGCACTCAACAGTATTTAATCGACGCAAGCACCCGCCATCAGGTTTTTTTACAGCGATACGGCGGCAGCGAGTCTAAAAAAGCCCTTGCTTATCTGGATAGATTACGCCGGAATATAAACGCCAGAATATCTCAAGAGCCTACAATATTCCGTCTTAATCGGCTTAAAGCATTGCTTGATGATATTAATGCAATGACAGCCGCATTAATGAAAGATATGTCTTTAGCGATATCACGCGGCGCACAGGAATTAGCTATCAGTGAAGCCGCTTTTTCTGCCAAACTATACAACAAAGCATCAACAACCGATTTCATATTACCGCCTGACGCTGCCTTAATATCAGGCGTTGAAGCCGCACCGATGGCCGCGCCATTAGGTAAAAAAGCCATCACTATTGATGAGGCATTAAGCCAATTCTCACGCAATAAGGGCGCACAGATAGCACAAACCATAAGCGACAGTATTGTATTAGGTGATACAACGCCGGAAATCTCTAAAAAAGTACACGACATAATCAGCACGGTGCAGAGAAATCAGGTTGATGCTTTGGTTAGGACAATTACTAATCATTCCTCATCAGTAGCGCGTCAGATGGTCTATGACGATAACGCTGAACTATTAGAGGGCTATCAATGGGTATCAACTTTAGACGGCAGGACAACGCTTATTTGCGGTGGTCGTGATGGCAAAGTGTTTCAGAAAGGCGGTCCAATGCCGCCGGCTCACTGGAATTGCAGAAGCACCACTATTCCAAAGGTCAAAGATGCATTTAATATCGGCTCAAAGCTAAAAGGTACGCGGGCATCTAAGGGCGCTACAGGTGGAAAGCAGGTATCAGGTCGTTTAACTTATGGCGGCTGGCTTAAAAAACAGCCTGTCGAGTTTGTGGATGAGGCTTTAGGTGTTGAGCGTTCGCGCTTGTTCAGATCGGGCAAAATATCTATCGATAAATTCACCGACCCGACAGGGCGCGTTTATACGCTTGAACAGTTAGACTCGATGAATGTTTTTGCACTTCAAGAGAGCTAATGTGTATAAGTTGTGTATATGTTAATAACTTTGATATAATCAGTGCATATCCTGTGGATAACTAACGGTCTGTGACCAAAGAGAGAAAAAATGCCAAAATTTATGAATTTGCATAATGTGTTAATGGAAGAAGCTGGTGACGATGGCGCGAAAGGCGGCGGTTCAGGTGATGAGCCAACAGCAGCGGAATTGCAAGCTAAATTAACAGACTTACAATCTCAATTTGAGAAAGTAAACGCAAAGAAAGATGAATTATTGACAGAAACAAAGCAAGCGAAAGAGGCAAGGCGCTTGGCAGAAGAACAAGCCGAGCAGAAAGCCTTAGAAGCAGCAAAGAAAGCAGGCGACCATGAAAGCCTGTATAAGTCAGCAATGGAAAAATTGACGGCAGAGCAGGAAGCACACAAAACGCTATTAGGACAGATTTCATCTGAAAAACTGAGTAATTCAGCAATGAAAATCGCGGTTGACTTAGCAGATGGCGCAAACGCGGAATTATTAAGCGCCTTCATTGGTCAGCGGCTAAAGTATGATGATGGCGAAGTAAAGGTAACAGATGATAAGGGCAGTTTAACTATCTCATCATTTGACGATCTCAAGAAAGAATTTGCTAATGATCCGCGCTACGCGGCATTATTAAAAGGCAATCAATCCTCTGGTGGTGGTGCTACTGGTGGTAAAAACAGCGGCGGTGCTGCGAAAACTTTAACCCGTGCTGAATTTGATGCACTACCACAAAACAAGCGCCAGCCATTCTTTAAAGATGGCGGCACAATTACAGACTAAGAGGATTTTAAATCATGGCCACAGATACAATCACAGCTATTTTACCCGATATATACGAAGCGCTAGACTCGGTTTCACGCGAGCCAGTAGGCATGATCGGCGCAGTCACAATGTCGTCAAGCTCAGAGCGAGCGTCACTCAATCAAAATATCACTGTTGATATTGAGGGAGAGATTGCCGGTGTTACAGCGACGCCAGCGATGACCGCACCAGAGCCAGCGGCGCAGACTCCAACGGTTGCGAATATTACTATTTCTAATAGTAAGGCGTATCCATTCCAGTTAACCGGCGATACTCAGAAAGGCTATAATTCTGGTGTGGGCTGGGAGAATGGCTACGCGGGTCGTATTGCTCAGGCTTTGCGCGCTGCAACTAATGACGTTGAATCAACTTTGGCAGGTCTGCACACTAAATTTAGTCGCGCATACGGTACAGCGGGAACGACTCCTTTTGCTACTACGCTTGCAGATACCGCAAATCTGGGCAAAATCCTAACTGATAACGGCGCATCTGCACATGATCGTCATTTAGTTATGGATACAGCGGCAGGCGCTAACGTAAGGCTTTTAACTCAGCTTACCAAAGCAAATGAAGCGGGTAGTGATGCTACATTGCGTATGGGTTCGTTATTGAATATCCATAATTTTGACCTTGCAGAATCGGGGCAGATCGCTACGTCTACGGCGGGTACTGGTACTTCATACACCTCAGCGACTACTGGTTATGCTATCGGCACTACTGATATTCCTATAATTACCGGCTCAGGCACGGTCGTTGCTGGTGATGTTGTGACATTTGCTGGTGACACCAATAAGTATGTCGTTACTACTGGTGTAGCAGCTCCCGGCACTATCACTATCGCTGCTCCGGGCTTGCGTAAAGCGTTGGCGGCCTCTGCGGTTGCGATGACTATAGTTGCGGCATCAGCTCGTAATATGGCGTTTACTCGTTCAGCTATCGTTTTAGCGGCTCGACCCGTTGCCACTCCAAGTGACGGCGACGCTGCAACTGATCGTCAGATGATCGTTGATCCTGTTAGCGGCCTACCGTTTGAGATTGCACTCTATAAAGGTTATAAAATGAATCGTTATGAGATCAATCTGGCATGGGGCGCGGAAGTAATTAAGCCAGAGCATACAGCTCTTAACTTAGGTTAAGGCTTAATTGTTTGATAATCGGGAGGGCTTCTGCTCTCCCTTTTTGGAGTTTAGAAAATGTCAGAAACATGCGAAACAGTAAGAGTGGTATGCAAAAACGAACAAGGCTTTAAGATTATTAATAAATCTGATTTAACTGATAAAGATCAGGTTTACCAAGAAAAAACCGTAAAACCGGCAAAATCAAAAAGCTCTAAATAATGGCTACTATCACAGTAGAAACCGGCACAGGATCAGCAAGTTCAAACAGCTATATATCTGAGGCTGATTTTACAACTTACGCCACAGACAGAGGTATTACCCTAACAGGTGACACTGATGTTTTATTGATTCAAGCAATGGATTATATCGAGGCGCAATCATTCAAGGGCAACAAATACACAGACGCTCAGGCATTGCAGTGGCCTCGATCCAGTGTTTATATCGACGGCTATGTTATCGACGTTGATGAGATACCAACGCTTTTAAAAGATGCTTTATGTGAAGTCGCTATCGGTGTTGATGCTGGTAACAATCCATTATTAACAGAAGACCGCGCCACGAAAAAAGAGAAAGTTGGTGATATTGAAGTTGAATACATGGACGGCGCAAGAAATTCTACTTATTTAAAAGCGGCTGAATCAAAGCTAAGCAAATTACTTAAAGCAGGTTCGGGCGGTATTAGTGCGAGAGTTATTCGTGGGTAGTTTCTATGAAAATCTGCAAAAGGTGGCCACAAAGTTATTAACGTCGAAAGGCGCAAAGATTACCTTTACCAGACAAGTAGAAACAGGCTTTACACCTGCAACCGGCGCAAAGACTTATTCGAGCTTTTCATATACTGGATACGGTGCAAAGTTTGGCTATCAATTATCTGAGATAGATGGTGAGATTGTTAAGCGCGGTGATGCTCGATTGTTATTAGAGAAAACAACGGTTGCACCAAAGATCGGCGATAGCGCAAAACTTGGCACGGTTAATTACCGTATAATGGATATTGAGACAACAGAGCCAGCCGGTGAAGTTGTAATGTATACATGCAGGTTAAGAAAATGAGCTTTAGTGGTGACATTAAGAAATTTACTGATAAAACAGAGCGAGCAGCTTTGTTTGTGTTTCGTGGCACGTCGTTAGATATATTTTCTAAGATTATATTACGGACTCCTGTTGATACGGGGCGTTTGCGTTTGAATTGGCAAGCAAATCTCAATATCCCAAAGCAAGGCGAGCTAGGCGGCTCTGATAAATCAGGCGGGAAAGCAATAGGTGAAGCAAGCGCCACAGCATCAAAGGCTCGAATAACAGACAGTATTTATTTAATGAATAATTTGCCTTACGCAGAAGTTATTGAAAACGGTAGCAGCGACCAAGCCCCCCAAGGCATGGTTAAGGTAACAGTAACGGAATTTCAGCGCATAGTTAATCAGAAAGCAAGGCAGGCTAAAAAATGAGCGTCTTTACTGATATATCTATTGCGTTAGATACACGGCTAGGCACAATGTCTGGATTGCCCGATGTTGCATGGCCAAACCGTACTTATACGCCTGTAATCGGCACAACGTATTTGCGGCCGACATTATTACCGGCTGACAGTATCGCCGCAACAGTTGGAACAAGTGGCACGGATGAGAACATCGGCGTTTATCAAGTATCTGTTTTTACAGAAGCGGGTAACGGTAAGAGCGCCGGAATGGTTATGTCTGATTTAATTGCTAGCCATCTTAAAAGAGATACAGAATTAACGTATAATAGCCGAACGGTAAGAATTAAAAACGTGAGTCAATCACCAGCAAGCACATCAGGCGGCTGGTTTCAGATTCCGGTTAATATTGAATATTATGCTTTTACAGCTAAGAGGTAAGCATGAGAAAACAAATTAAATTATACCCGCCTAATGGTGGCGATTTTATTATTCCGCAAGCTTCTGACGTTGATCGTTTAAAGGCTCGCGGATACAAAGAAAAACCGGATAGCTCTGTGAGTGATTCCAAAACCAGCAAACCAGCAAAGAGGGCTGAATAATGGCGACTACAGCAGGCAATGACGGAACAGTTGAAGTGGGTTCTAGTGAAGTAGCAGAAGTCCTATCATGGACTTTAACCGAGGGGATTAATATCATCGATGACACGGTTGTTGGTGATACTGATGACACGCATTTGACAGGAACAAAAAATTGGTCTGGTACTATCGAGTGCTATTGGGATGATACCGACACAAACGGCCAAGTGGCGTTGGCAAATGGCGCATCTGTTACGCTGAATCTGTTGCCGGAAGGTGCAACAACAGGTGACTATCAGAAGTCAGGCACGGCGACTGTCTCAGGACTCTCAACAGGTCTATCGAATAACGGTGTTAATACCGCATCGTTTACCTTTACGGGTAACGGCGCATTAACTATCGGCACACATACCTAATGGATATAGACAGCCTATTTACAGCGGATATACATGATGAGGGGGCAGAAATGCAGGTCTATGACCAGTTTAATAACCCCACAGAAATGTATATTCGGCTAGCCGGACAAGATTCTGAAATATGGCAGAAAGCCTCAAGGGAAAGAAGCAAGCGAGCATTGAAACAGTTAGTCTCAAAAGAGATTGTATCGGATGATGATACTGAAATTGATGAAATGGTTAACGCTTCTTTGGGATGGCGTGGCTTTGAGCAAGATAATAAGGAAATGGTTTTTAGTAAAGGCGCTATAAAGCAGTTATATGCTAAAGCCCCTTATATAAAAGATCAGGCGATTTTATTTGTTAATAACAGAGCAAATTTTATCAAGAGCTAACTGAGCAATTCAAGGAGTATGCGGCATGGATGATCAAAGCGCATACAAGACCAAAAGGATTTAAAAAAAGCCGGTTAGCTATATTTACAGAGATTGCCAAACGGAAGAACCGACCGAATAAGTTTTTAGAAGATAGGCCGGATTGCCCTTTTGAGATGCTATATTTATGGAGCTTGTATAATGCTCTATTGAAAGGGAGTGATAATATTCTCTGGTCTGATATACGGGCTTATGAAGATGTTAGTGGCGTAAAGCTAACGCCTTTCGAGGCTAATTTAATGATAGATATTGATTTGATAAGGCGTAATCAAAGTGACTGATATAGCAACGCTTGGCATAAAGATAAAAACCGATAATGTCAAAACAGCGACTAAAGAACTTGGCCGCTTAGATAAGCGTGCGGAAAAAGTCGAAAAGTCAGTCTTAAAGGTTAATCGGTCTTTTGGTGGATTAAAAACAATATTAGGCGCGGCTGGCTTAGGCTTTGCTATGAAGACTATTATTGATTCCACTATCAAGCAGGAAAAAGCCATTGCTCAATTAGACGCTGCCATTAAATCAACAGCCGGTTCAGCAGGGTTTACATCCAAAGAGCTGCAAAAAATGGCGGCATCTTTTCAGAATGTCACCAACTTTGGTGATGAATCTATTATTAGTATGCAGTCAGTTTTACTGACCTTTACCAAGTTGCAAGGCGATATATTGCCTCGCACTACAGAGGCGGTTCTTAATCTATCCGAAAGGATGGGGCAAGATTTACAGTCCTCTGCTGTTATGCTTGGTAAGGCGTTAAATGATCCTATTGCAAATCTAAGCGCATTAAGCCGGTCTGGTATTCAGTTTTCTACCGCACAAAAAGACATGATTAAGCGCATGGTTGAAACTGGAAACATTGCTATGGCTCAAGGCGTTATTCTGGATGAATTAGAAACTCAATTTGGCGGCGCGGCTACTGCTGCAAGAGATACATTTGCAGGAGCATTAAAGAGCCTTGGCAATGCTTTCGGTGATTTGCTGGAAGGTCAGGGCGGCATGGAAGATGCTCAAGACGCTATCGAGGAATTAATAAAAACCATTCAAGACCCAGCCGTTGTATCTGCTTTTTCTTCCCTGACCAGTAGCGTAATAGGTATGACCACATCGCTCGCAAATGGCATCACTTATATGGTTAAGTTCGGCGAGAGCTTAGGTTATATGGCGGCAAAAATGGCAGGGGCTTTTGATGGTGTCTCTGAATTAAAGACAGAGCTAAAAGGGCTTGAAAATAATTTACAATCTTTAAAAGATACTCAGGCCGGTCTTTTTGGTTCGTTTATTGTCAGCGATGAAGAAATAGAGAAAGCCGAGGGAAAAATAAAACGACTTAGAGAAAAAATAGCAGGCTTAATGAAAGCTGACATATCGAATATCACTAGCACGCCATCGGCTCAAGCTGCCGCGCCTTATAATGTTGTTTCAGAGCCAGAGATATCAGCAAGAGAAGACCCTTGGTATTTAAGACGTTTAGAGTTAAATGGATTATTTGCAGAAGCGGATAGAGCAAGAACAGAAACAGAAAAAGAAGAAGCTGAAAAACGCGCATCTAATGAAATAGCAGTGAATCAAATGATTCTGTCATCGGCTGAAACATTGCATGGTGCGTTATCTGCATTAATCGCGGCTACTGGTAAGGATAGTAAAGGCATACAGCTTGCTATGCTTGCTTTTGAAAAGTCGCTGGCTATTACGCGGACTATCATAAACACAGAGGCGGCGGCTATCGCCTCATTAGTTCCAGACCCTACCGGCATAACGGCGGCGCGTATAAAAGTCATGGGCGGCATTGCTACAGGAATTATAGGGGCAACGGGTGTTATTCAGGCTGGAACTATCTCAGGTCAAGCGCATGACGGCATGGATAACGTGCCAAGTACAGGATCATATATCCTTGAGAAAGGCGAGATGGTACTTGATAAAGGAACATCAGAACAGGTCAGAAACAACACTGTTAATAATGGCGGTTTCACTGTTAATTTCAGCTTTTTAGATGGTGATGGCGCTCAGGAGTTTTGGGATAGAAACGGCGATAAAGTGTATAATACGGTAACTGGACGAATGTATGAAAACGGGCAGAGCTTCGCATAATGGCTGATTATCCAACGTCAGACGCTAAATCATTAGGTTTAGAGTCGAATATCAAAGAAGGCCAATACACTTCTGAATCGGGTGTTATGCAGGCTCGGCGATATGGCGCACAGCGTTTTTCTGTCACCATGCAGCACCCGCCATTAACGAAAGCTGAAATGATGCCTGTAGATGCGTTTATTAAATCGCTACGAGGTCGGGCTAATAGTTGTGAATTAATTTTGCCTGACAAAGCTGATCCATTAGGCGCGATTGATGGCAGTAGCACGCCGGTTTTAAATAGCGCACGCGCAAGGGGTAGTAGTTCGATTGCGATCGATGGTTTAGTTGCCAGCGTTACGGGTATTTTTAACGCGGGCGATATGATTAATTTCGGCAATCATACAAAGGCTTATAAAATTGTTTCGACAGTTGATTCTGAGGCGCATGACGCAATAGCGAAAGCTGACGGCACAGGCGTTTTATTAAAAGCTGATGGCAGCGGCGATTCGTTGTTGATGACTCGCGCAAATCAGGCAATCTTAACGATTTTCCCGCCATTGGTTGAAGATGTTGCAGACGGTCAAAGCGTTGTCTATGGCTCAGGCTTTAGGCTCACTGTAAAAATGAAAGGCGACCAACAAAATTACATGGTTGAACCGCCTAATATTTATTCTAAACAAGTTAATTTTCTGGAGTATGTTGCGTAATGGCTGATGCAAAAGTGGGTGACGGCACACAGATAACAAACATGCCATTAACCGGCAAGATGTATGTTGATGATTCCGGTGTTGATAAATATGTTGATTTTGATGATCTGACGGAAACCGGAACATTCACGCCGACTTTAGGTGATGGAACTAATGATTACACCTTATCAACAGCTACAGGAAATTACACTAGAATAGGAAAGCAAGTAACAGCATATATTAATATAACATGGACAGACTTAGGTAGCGCGGGAGGAACTATTTTAAGGGTTGGTGGATT